AATCGGGTTTGCAGGTCATCGAACTCGGCGCGGTTCACCACGTCAGAGTCGAGTCGCTGGATCAGGTCGTCATCAGCCTCGGCGATGCGCTTGAGGAGTGACGGGTCGTCAAGCTCGCCACGGGCGCAGATTGGTGCCACGTAGTCAGCGAACTCGGCGCATGCCTCGCGGGCTTCGGCTTCCTTGTCAGCAGATGTGCCGTTCTGGATGTCCCAGAGGATCGAGGCGAGGACTTCCTGGGCCATGTAGCGAAGGGTTCCTTTCTCGCGCTGGGCGACGGTGGTCGCGAAGACGCCGCGCTCGATCTCCTCGACGTCGACTTCGTACTCGGCCACCGCATCATCCGCCCGAATTGCGGTGATGATGGCATCGGGATCCTTGGGCCGGTCGACAAGGCTGGTCTCGATCCAGCGGCACTTCTCGACGTCCTTGCCGCGCATGAGCGTCGCTTGGACGCCGACGCTGAGCCCCTTGTAGACGCCGCGCTTTACCTTGTTCCAAGCATCGTCGTCCACGACCTCGAGCACCATCTTGGCGCCAGCCTCGTCCCACTCGACCGAGCGGGCGACACCTACGGCATCGGCTTGGTGCATGCGCCGGACATTAGCCCAACGCAGATAATCGGGGGTCGCATCCTCCATCGCCGAGCGCTTGAGGCGGAGGCCCCCTTCACCGGCTACGGTTTCGTTGACAAACGCGTAGGCCTCGACCGTCCGATCATCGTCGTTGACACGCTTGATCTCGGCGAAGACCTGGATGGGCTTCATTGTGATGGTTTTCATGGTTTTGGCCTCGTGTTTCGTGAGGAAATGTCGTAGAATAGAAGTGGCCCTTGGAGGAGATGAGTCTCAGGTAGCTCATTAACCAGCGGAGGTAAGGCAAGCCAATCCGCGCCTCTAGGGGCTTCGTTTTTCAAACATCGTTACCAACAGGCGAACCCTGCGCCCGTCGTGGACTTTTCGCATCGCGGCAACGCGATGGATCGTACTTGCGGAACACATCACGCACGTCGTCCGCAGACTGGCAACCCGTCAGCGCCTCCGCGATCTCCGCTCGCTCGAACTCGTCGATCCACTCCGACTCGAAGTCGCAACCCGGCGCGCTGTGCTCACGGAGTCGTGAAAGCGCCTTGCGCTCCCACCGCCGAAGGTCAGCCGCGCGCTGATCGTCGTCGTCAGGCATCCCGCCATCGCCCTCATCGAACTCGTCCTCTTTGGCTGTGCCCACCAGCTCGTCGCCGCCGTCGATCGGCTCCAGGCCGTCGACCTTCCGCGCTTCGTTGGGGGTCATCCATGGGCCGCCGACCGCCTTGGCCAGTCGCTCCGTCCGCTCGCCCGGCTCTTCTTCGCCCTCGGTCACGTTGACCAGCTGGAGCCCCGAGTAGCCAAGTCTTTCAAGTAGGTCGTTGTACAGATCCGCGCGCATCGCGAGCAGCCGCCCGACGCCAAACTGCGACGTCGCCGACAGGCTCTCTTCTTGCGAGACCTTGTACTGCTCGCCCGCGTAGCCGATCGATGCCGGCTGAACACCGAAGATCGAGCAGGTGCGGCGCATCAGCCACAATTCGAACTGCTGGAAATCCGCATCCTTGCGGCTCTGGATCCAGACTGGCTTGGTGCCATCCGGGACGAGGCGCGCCTTCCGCCGGTCGGCCATCTCGCCGGACAGCATGGCATCGAAGTAGGCCGCGTACTCCTGCAGCTGGCCCGGCGTCCACTCCTTGGGCACCGCGATCAGCTGGTCAGGCGTGTTGCCGTCCGTTAGCCATGTCCGGTTCCACTCGTCCGCCTTGAGCGCCGAGATCGTTACCCCCGCAAGCCACTCGACCGGCGAGCGGTAGTAGGGCGTCGAGGACACCGGGTACATGCCGTCGTAGATGAGTTCCTCCATGCTGATGGAGGGGCGCACGTTGACGCCCTGGACCCACTGCTCGTACGCGTCTTCGGGGTGCTGCCACCCAAACGGGTCGACCTTCGGCTTGATTGTGGCCGAATCCACGGATACCACCTGGTAGGGCCGCCCCGCCCGCGTCGTCTGAATGTGCGCGGCAAAGGCGCCGATGACGAGGGCATCCTCGAAGATCTGGTCCTCAAAGTGGCGGCGCACGAGCCCGAAGCCACCAAGTCCGCCGGCCCGGGTGTCGAGCCACGCCATGGCGTCATCGATCGCGCGCTTGGTGCTCGGCGAGTCGTCCTTGGCATCCTTGGCGACCAGCTTGATCGGTACCGCTTGGACTTCCGTCTTGAGGTGGTTGATGCACGAGCGCATCACGTCGTAGGTGTCCGCGAGGCGGCGCAGGGTCTCGAGGTCGATCTTTGTCCGCGGCCGCATCCGAGGCGAGTGCGGCTGGCTGTAGATGAACGGATTGTCGAACGCGTACACCTGGGGCTTAGGGCCGTTCGGCATGGCGTTCGCCTGGATCGCCGTGGCGAGCGCTTCGGCGGCACGGCGCGTGGCGAGTTGCTCCATCTGAGCGGACTGCTGCGCGACGCGCTGCTCGACCTGAGCGGCAATCTGACGCTCGATGAGGGTTAGGGGCCAGATTCTCATGAATTCTCCGGTCGAACTCGGGACATCAAGAAGTCCATCGCAGTCTTGTTGTGGACCCAACTCGGGTCAATCGGGCGCAGCTTCGACATCAGGTAGCGCTCTGCATCCATCAAGTGGTAACTCGCCTTGTCGCGAATCTTCTCGGTCGGCTTGCCATCATCGCCGAGCTCGCGGCTGTAGCTGAGTTTCTCGTCGAGATAGTCCGCGAGATCGTTGAAGACTAGAGTCTCTCCGCGCGCATGCTCGCCATAGACGCACAGGATCCCGGCCTCCACATCAGAAACTGGCGGCTCCTCTACCGGCAAGCCGGCGAGGCGATATGCGGCACGAACATCACTCTCTGTGTGCGATCCGCCAACAGCTATCGGGAGCCTTGGTTCATCCCGTAAGAGCTCGCGAACATGGTCCTCCACGCTCCGGTTATGTCCAGGTTTGTAAGTCCGGTAGCGAATCAATCGACCAGTCGGCTTGCCCTCCGCGTTCAGCTCCTCAGCAACGAAGACAGCCGCCGTGTTCCGCAAGCCAAAGTCGAGGCCGATCCAGCGTGGCCAGTGATCTGGGATCGGGAACCGCGTGAGCAGCATGCGGTCCGAATCGAAGCTGTCATAGATGATGCCGGCGGGCTTCGTGTAGAGCCCGAGATACATCATCTGCCACTCCCAGAGCGGCATCCCTTGATCGAGGTCCTTTCGGCACTCCTCTTCGCTGACGATCGGGTTCATCCAACTCGGGAAGTTGAACATCCGATAACCGCCATCACGGCGCTCGGCGACGTCGACGACGTTGGTCTTGAACCATCCCCACTCGTAAGGCGTGGTGCCCCACAGTCGGCGCCCATAGCCCATCGATCTGGCCACCTTCAACCGGCGATTGAAAGCCCTGAAGGATGCGAGCTTGTTCTCCTTCTGGCCCGCCTCATCCCAAACGCCGGCCAGCGCTGTCATTGACTCCAGGTTGCTCGAGTCGTTGGTGTACGCGAAGTTGACGGTAACAGGGCAATGCGAGAACCCGAGCACTCGCTGTAGGCCATCACGGCTGAAGACAAACTTCGGCTTGTTTCCGCGAATCAGCTTCCCGAGACGGTAGGTCTCTTCGAAGAGCTCAACGAAGGACGGAATCGCTTGCTGCTCAAGCAGTGTGAGTGTCGGTCCCGCATAGATGAACTTGCCGTTCCCTAGCTGCCTGATCGCGGGTGCGCAGCGCGCGATCTCTCTCAGTAGCCAAGGGGCTTGGATGGCAGTCTTCCCGCCCTGTGTTCCAGCGACGACTACAATGTCGGTTGCGTCGCATGCCCATGCTTCACGCTGTCCATCGTGGAACCAAGCGGGAGCAGCCTCGAAGCTCGCGACGTCTCCCGTCGATGCCTCCTCAGCACCTAAGCTATCGATCAGACGCAGAAGACAGGAGTCGAACAAGCTTCTCGCGGATACGGGCGCGGACATGGGGGCTGATCTCCTCGGCTTCGTCGTTGATGGCGGCGATGAGCGTTGCGACTAGGGCGTTCGCCTGGCGCGCGTTCAGGTTGGACTCGTTCATCGCTTGCCGGCGCGAGTCGACTGCGATGAGCCGCATCTTCTGCGCGGTAAGTCGCTCGAACTTCGCTTCAAGCGCTTCTAGCCCTTGTCCCGCCTCGAAGATCGATCGGAGCCCGGCCGCATCGCCTGCCTCGAACGCCTTGCGCGCTTCGGCCCAACTGGCCCCGGATTTGTCTCGCATCTGGGCGAGGGTCTCGAGAATCATCGCCTCCGTCGTGCGGATATCCTCGGTAAGCGTTGCGAGTTCGGCGTCCTTCTCGAGGTCGAGATAGAGCTCCTTGAGCCCCTTGGGCAGGAACTTCGATCGACGGCCATGCTTAATCGGCGCCCCGGTCGATAGTCCGCCGTGGAGGCGACACCGGCCATTGGCCATCTGCGCGCGCTTGCACGGGTGGCCAGATCTCGTCTTGGCGCCGCATGTCTTCATCCGAGCGGGCGGTAACCCTCGGCCTCCTCGGGCCTAGGTTTCAGCGGATCTTCTTCGAGCTGCTTAAGCTTGCCCTCGAGCATCTTGGTGAGCCACTCGAGCCGCTTGAACCCCATCTTGCCGATGTTCTCGAGGATGCTCAGCGCCTCGGTGGCGATGACGATCGCGAGCACGGCCGTCACAACCGCGGCGTGGGCGGTGCTCAGCCCTGGCAGGTGCCTTGTCGTCACCGCGGCGACGATGATCGCTGAGCCGTAGGCGATGAACTTGACCAGGATCCTCGAGAGCTTCCCGCTGGAGATCGGCTGACCTGTCGAGAATGCAGCCGCGAACCCGGTGATCGTGTCGAGGAACATCAGGCCGAAGGCGGCAACGCCCATGTTTCGCACCACTTCGGTGCCGAACAGATATTCGCTCGCAACAGCCAGAATCACGCCGCCCCACTTGAATGCCGGGTAGTCAGTGAGCGCCTTGGCGATGTAGGCGGGAATCAGGTGAAGGTCTCTCATCGTTCACTGATCCCAAACACCGAGACGGAGCCCGACCGGGCCGCCGCCCTCGAGCCCGAGAACGCTCGCGATCGCACCCGCGAATGATGGTTGCGCCTGAACCATCTGCGCGAACTGCCTGTTCATCGCAGGGCCGGCCTCGAGAGCGTCTTGAATCTGATCGTCGGTGGCTGGGTCGATCTCACCGATCGTGCGGTGCTGATCGTCCACGCCGGCGCCATGCTCGCCGGAGCCGCGGTAATCGCAGGACTCGGTGCCGTTGTCGCCCATCTCAGTTCGGTACACGTGTAGCTTGATTGAAGGCATTAGGTTCTCCAGGGTTTGATTTCATGCCCGCACGCCGCACTGACGGCAAGGCAAAACTTCTCTAGCGGGAACGGCCTCGATGCCTTCATTCCAGCGACGGGGCCGCGCGGGTCGAACTTGCGCCCGGGGCTGATGATCGCGTGCGTCGTGATCCACGTGATGCTCGGGTACGCCCGACATTGAGCCGCGCACCACTCGATCCCAGCGTCCCATTGCTTGATGCTGATGGGCTGCTTGCCATCCTCGATGTTGCTGAAGGCGAAGCCGAGACTGTAGGCGTTGACGCCGGGGCCATTCGGGCCGACACTCTTGCCGGCGTGATACGCAACGTGGGAATCGCGGACGCACTTGAGGATCGTGCCGTCGCCATCGACGTCGTTGGGATCAGAGCAGATAGCGTGGTACGACAGGCCAACATCGGGCCGCTTCAGCCAACTGGCCGAGCTGCGCGCCGAACTGCCCGCCGTGCCGTGAAGCACGATCGTGGTGAGCGGCTTCGTGCGCTTGCCGAAGCGCAGGTGGAGCCAGTTGATGATCTTCATGAGCGATTCCTTCGGACCCGTTGGCGTCCTAGCCACCCGTGGCATCATGCCGAGATTGGTTACGATGGGGCCGCGTCAGGGTCCGAAACCGGGGTTAGACAACCGCTTCGATACCAGCGGGCTGCACTTCGATGGTGTTGACTTCGCGGCCGTCGTCGTCGGTGAGTTCAAGCCGAAACATCCGGTCATCGCTCAGCTTCACCTTCACAATGAGGTTGTACTGGCCCACCGCAAGCGCGCCGGTCTGGGCGTTCGTGATGTTGAAGGTGGCTACCCCTGCGGCCGGGACAGCGGAAACGATGAGCGCCCCCCGCATCGGGAGTCGAGTCGGTCGCTTTGATGGCGAGATCCGCGCGGACAGCCGTGGCTCCAGCGGGCACGTTCGAGACGGGCACCGCGATAATCGCGTCGGAGAGTCTCGTCAGGCGCATGGCTCACCGACCTTGCCGTAAATCGTGAGCACGGGGACACTCCCGGCCACGGTGTGATCAGGAAACGCTGCGTTGACGCTGTTGCTCGGGAACGATGCATGGATGCAGTGCGTCGAGCCCGTGATTGGCGCAGGTGCTTCAGCCCACCAGTTCCAGAGCCCTCGAAAGAGCCCGAGTGCCCGCCCGTAAAATCTGCCGAGTGAGTTCATGACAGGTCCACAATCGTGATCGTTCGGTTGCCGTGTTGGTCGATGGAGGCAGTGATGGCCGTGGTAGCGCCGTCGCGCTTCTTCAGGGTGAAGGTCCCGTATCCGTTGTTCAGCCCCGTCGTGTTGTCCATCGCAACCGCGACGTAATACGCGCCGCGCCCGATGAGCGTATCGGTCACATCGAATACTTGCAGGTTGCTCGTCCCCGACTGCGCGGTCGAGCCGGTAGAGACAAGTTGCGTCCCATCCATCGAGTAGACGCCTACGTCGATGTTGCCGCTTGCCGTCGCACCGTTGTGAACGTACAACTGCTTGATGACGCACGGCTCAGCCACCCGAAACGGCTGAAAAATCGCTCGGTTGGCAGCCACAAACGTCGCGCTACCCAACCCCGTCGCACCAGGCACAGCACCCGCAATATCGTAGACCGCGATAGATGAACGCATTCGAGTTAAGGCGCGGACTCCGCCACCGCTGTTACAGTCACCCGGTCAACCGTGACCGTGCACTCGCCCAGCGCATCCGCGATCCCGGGGAACGTCCAGAGCGCAACCCGAAGCTGGCCGGGATACCACGGCGCGTGGAGCCATGCGATCTCATTCCACCGATCGCCTTGCCACCAGCCGTAGACCCGCACCGTGGCCCACCCGTCAGCACCTAGCTCGGCAACGATCTTATGCCGGGTGTAGGCGCGTGCATCGAACCAGTTGACGTGCGTCTCTTCCGATCCCACGCCCCGACCGAGCCACGACGTGAGCTTGTACAACTTCGGGTTGTTCTGATCGCCGATGCCTGGGCCGATTGCCGCACCCCAGCGGGCCGTTTCAACCAGGTCGAGTTCGTTTCGCGTAACGTCGTCGTAGATCCAAACGCTGAACACCGCGAGCGGGTGCAAAGCGTGGAGTTTGCCCGTCACCTCGCACTCGATGCGGCACGGGACGTCGATTTGTGGCCCCATAAGCCCCGCTGAACGCGTTTTCGTGGCCGTCAGGCGTATTCGCCCACCCGACAGCATCTTGACGCCCTGCGCGTCGTATGGCGTGCAATAACCGGTGATTCCCGTGCGGGTCGTGAACATGGTTGTTAGCGGTTGAGAACTTCAGCCATGAAATCCCTTAGCTCTGGCGTCAATAGCTCAGGGTTTGCAACCAGGGAGTTCAGCATCTGCAACATGTCACTCTCGCTTTGCTTGCGCAACGCGGCCAGTTGATCGTTGCCGACTTGTAGCTCAAACTGCATTATCTCGCGCATCGCGTTAGATGCCGGATCAGCCTCGTCGGGCAACGCGTCGATGACCCGCACGATGTTGGTCACCCGCTGTTTCAGATACTCGTACTGCGTCATGGTTGAAGATGCCCGCTCATGGCTGAGTGTGCCACTGCCTTCAAGCGACTACCGCGGGCTCTCGTAGTCGCCGGTGGCTCTGTTGTGAGGCGCGAGCCAAAACCTGTTAGAGATACCGGCCCGTTGGCGTCCGCCCATCCTCGCCTAAAGGCTCGGTTGTGTGAGATGGTGCCGCGGCAGGGCCGCAAACAGCGATGCCCGCACCATCCAGGCACGGGCATCCCATTAACCAATACGATTCTTTTCCGAGAAATGAACCTGCGGTCCCACAAAATCGCGCAAAAAATCGATTTGTAGCATGGCAGTCACCCTCGAATCACATCGCGACCAAGCGGAATCACCCGCCGAACGGCCTCCCTGTGCATTTGTCCGAGGGCCATATGCACGTGCCGCCCAGGCCGCTCTCCCTCGTACCCGATCAGCAGTTCTCGCACCAGCTCCTCGGGCCGGAACTCGTGGATCGTGCGCCCAGGATCGTGATACGGCCCCGATCGCGGGTAGATGTGGAGCAGCAGCGCCTGCGTCCATGCGTGGCATCGCGTCAGGCGCTCCGCCACCATGCACTTGATCTCGAGCGGCGAGGCGAGGCCCCGGTCCCTGAACGGCGAGATGCTTCGGTGCTCGATCACGATGTCGCCACTCGTGCGCTCGTCGATCGCCACCGGCCGATGATCGCCGCCGAGGCCGTATGCCTTCCCCGTATCCGCGCTCACCGTCTCGAACGCCAGGCGCTCACCGACTTGGCGTCCACTGCGCTCGTCGAGGACCGGGATCCGGCGCACGGCGATCTCGTGGACCGGGACGAGGATCCGCATCGAGTGCCACACCTGCGTCGCCCAGACGTCGATCAGCAGCCGCGCGGTCTCGACTTCCTTCCGGCCCCAGAATCGGGCGTTGGCGTTCCCGGTGGGCGCTCCCTTCTTAGGCATCGTTTCGTTCATGGGGTTCTGGTTCTCGCTCATTCCTTGCTCGGTCTCCATCGTCTCGATCATCTTCTTTTCATTGGCGCCTGTCCCAGGTTTTCGGAGAAACTTGGGACAACCCCCCTAAGGCCTGACCCTGGACAATATCCCCCCCTT